TTTACCGCTATTGAGATGAGGAAACTCACTCCGATGATTGGCTCATAAAAAACCCCAGCTCGATTGAACGGGCTGGGGCAAGTGGTGCGTTACGACAAACACAAAGGCTGGGCCATCCAAGCAGCAGACGCAGAACTCTTTGCCAGCAAAAAAGGCCAAGCATCATTGTTTGGCAAGGTCAGTGTGCCATATCCTTGGATTGGATCAAGTAGGTTTCCTGCCAAAGGTGATATTTGTTTCCGCCCTCATATCTTGGTTCCGCCAGCACCAAATCTCACCGTTCTCCTGAAAGACCACAAAAATAAGATCGTGCTCTGGGCCGTAGTCAATCACCATGTTGGCAATCCCCTTGCCCTTTGGTGTTACCATAGGAAGCCCTGGGTTAAGTTGAAGTATCATCTAAGTTTCCCTTCTTTTTGATTGAGATAGGCCTCAAGACTTTTGCTGGGACAAACCAGCTTTCGACCCTATTGCCGTGATTTTGCCGATACTCCGGCAGCATAACATCCCTGCCGTAAGCCCATCCATGGATGCGATATTGCGGACCCTCGCCAGTAACGTGTACGAAGATGTGATCTGGATTGTCGTCGTTTCGAACAATCATCTCCCACTCGTGCTTGGTCCGAAGCCGAACCTGGACATTCTCTCCAATGTCGGCTTCTTTGAAGTTGTTGACTGTCGGGAAGTAGTAGCGATCCCGGCACTTGGCTACGACTAGTTCACCAATCGCTCCTTGGATATGAGCAGCTAAGGGATCCTTGTTCATAAACTTGTGGTTTGGTGTCCGTTTTGCCACCTGAGCCTCAAAGTGGCGTATCGTGCCGACTGTGGCCCCATGAAGCATCTCTGCCAGAGTTATGGTTATCCATATGCTGGACTCATTTTGCTCCATGCTCATTCTGCGTCTGCCTTTCTGTTTGGCCTATAGTAGCAAAGATTTTCGTGTTCCGCGCAGTAGGATCTCCCTACCTTTTCCTTGCCACAGAACAGGAAGTCTTTTGGGTTTCCATCGTTTACGATAAACCGACACGATTTTGGCGTAAGTTTATCGAGCTTCACAGGGTTACCTGAGTATGCCTGTACGGGCTGCACATCTTCACATATATAGGGAAGAACCGATGGAGATGATGATTTGGCTAGGATCGGAGGGCTCCAGGGGATCAATTCCTGGTTCTTCCACTCACCCCCGCTTGTCTCAATTAAAACGCGAATTTCTTCTTTTTTCCGCACGATATGGTTCATTGATTTGACGCGAGCCATGTAGTTTTCGCCGGAAAGTATCCCGTTCCGACGTATTCTGTGGAGCTTTCCCATGATAGCGCTACGAGTTGTGCCAAGAGCCTTGGCGATGTTTCCGCCAGTCAGCCCGCTCTTCCAAAGCTCGATTATTTGCTTGTCTTTTTCATCCATTTTTTTCTCCTGTGGAGATCAGGTGGCGACCGTACCGACAGCCGCCACCTTCTCACAACGTGAACAACACTTATTCGCTCACGTTACTATCCGTTTCCGGTGTTGTGACCGGAGCATACTTTTTTGCAAATGCCGATATGTCGTCATCGACAGCTACCAACACTGAGTTCTTGGCAGACGCGAACTGGGCTGCAAATGACATGTAGTTGATGCCATCGACATAGTTGTCCATGTAGGTGCGGTTCTCTTGGAGCCGCCCAAGTTTTAGCGCCACCATGATCATAGCGACATCATAGGTCGAGATGTCTTTGTTCAAAATCAGAGTTGCGATCTTGCTGATCCTGTCAAAACAGCTTTCTTCCGGTCCGTACTGTTCCGCCCGCTGGCGCAACGTTATTACGGCTGAAGTTAGAATTTCGGTGTGATTCATTGTGTTCCCCTTCTGCTTCAAAGTCGATGAATTGCTGCACCTTGCCGATGCAGGATGTGTTTACGATGATCTTGCCTCTGTCTTGCCACCATGTTTCACCGTTCATGTTCTGACGCTTGTAGATCAGATTGAACAAAATGAACTCGTCATCGTTCATCAGTTGGCACAGCTCCTCCTCAGATGTAACTGGATGGTCCAAGGTCATCTGATGGGTAGGCAATCCAGATGCGTTCGGCATGTTCATTGAAACTAAGAATCGCATGCGTCCCCACTATCTTTCCTAAGAACCACAGTTCCATCCATCTTACGCTTGAATTTGGAAAAGCGGCCACCTGGTAACGGTGTCTTCGATCTTGATGCGCCTATGTGCTTTTGCTGTTTCCGTTTCAGTTTGGCAATTAGGGGCATGTCTACAGTACTGGTATGGATCCGATGGCACTTGCGATGGGCGACTAGCCAATTGCTCGCATCATCTTTTCCGCCAGCCTCCAATGGAATGTCATGGCTAACATCCCATTCTTGGCCGGGCAACACTTTCATGCTGCACATATGACATATGCCATCATGCCGCAAGAAGATGTCTACCCTCATTTTAGAGGTTATGCGAACCCTTTTTATCAATGAACCGGGTCTCCTTCATTTTCTTGGCTATCATAGTATTCATAGATGCTGTTCATGATATTTCTAGTGAACGCAGCCGACATTGAAGATGCGGATACTCTGTCTTCTGTGAAAGTAAGAACCATCTTGAGGAAAGTGTAGTTTACTACAGCTAGCGACACAGCGGGTTCCATTTCTTTCAACAAATCCATCAATTGGGTGGATATATCCACCATTGTTTGCACTTCTTCTTGCTTATAATTCATCACAACCTCATTTCTGCTCTTTTTGATGCTTCCATAGATTGCCATTCGCTAAACTTCATTCTCACATACTCGAGTTTGACTTTTAGGAAGGCCGCACGTTCTCGAGCCTTCACCATGTTCGTCACGAACTCGACCCATTCAGGAGATGCTTTTGTCTGCATTTCAGCGCGGCTGACTGGCATGTCTCCTAGATTGAGCATCATGCGAGCCAGCACTGCGCTTTTTGTCTCCTCAAGAAGGGACGCCGCAGAGTCAGCATCTACGTATGCCTTCGCTACAACACGATACTGTTCCGAAAGCGGCAGATTGCTGTCCATTGGCTAGTCCTCATTAAAAAGGTATCGAGTCGTCGTCGAGGTCGTCAGCGACAACGGCAGGCTGCCTTTGAGCCGCAGTTGGGTTCTTAGGCTTGAAGGCCATGCTAACCCACTTCTCGCCATTCTTGTCCGTCTTGGACCAGGCGCTAACCCAGTACTCGACCCCACCGATGACAGCATTGCCGGTCAGCGGGGGCGAGCTTTCGTTCTGCTTGCGGGTGTTCTTGAAGATCGCTCCGCTGTTGTCTTTCTGTTCATAGGCCACTGGTCGTCTCCTTCAGTTGGGTGATCTTGCTGTCTAACTCACCGATGAACTTCATCACTTCTGACTCAAGTTCCGCGATCATCACGTTGTCGCGCTCGATGCGCATGATGAAGATCTTCATCCCATCAGGCATGCGTGGGTCGAAGCTGACAAAGTCGCACCACTTGCGACCTGTGCAAGCCATCTGCCACTGCATCTGAGCAACATACTTCCTTGGTGGGGACTGCCCTAAGAGCGTCTCGATATGCGTTGCCGTATTGGGGCATTTGATCTCAACGAGACCTTCATCCCCCACAAGGCCGTCAGGAGACGCACCAGACTGGGGAATCGCAAAGTGGGGGACAAACCCAGTCTCAATGGCAAGATCGCCTGTAGCCCCCTCGTAAGCCGATCTAGCCATAGGCTCAGTATCTGTCCCCCACTGCATTGCGCTCGACGTAAAGGATTCCCCCTGAGATCCCGTAAGCCGCTCGCAAATCAACTGAGCCATGTAGTTGGCCCGGCTCGCACCATACCCAGTCTTGGTCTTGGTAACGACATCCACAACACGGGATGCCGTAACTCGACCAAGGCGAGCCGCATGCCATTCAGGAGTTCTCTGTTCCATCATTGTTTTCGGTCCTTTTTTTCATCATTTCATCTGCTACTTCGTATGACCACGCAGCAATCTGGCGGGGGCCTATGGTGGGGTTCCCAGCCATGATGCCAGTCACCGCTGCCATAGCGAACTTATCCCGAACGTCGGGAAAGTCAAAAGGCCACGCCTGCATTTGAAGATGCTCGTATGTGTCGTTTGCATCACTCATCACTTCACCACCTTCTTCGGACGGCCAGGATGGCGCTTGGCGGTAACAACAATTTTCTTCGGACGACCGGGCTTGCGCTTGTCGGTGACAACAGGCTTTTTCGAGCGGCCAACCTTTTTCTTAGGATTGGCAACATCCTTGACCGCCTTAGGCGTCTTGGATTCCTTAGCCTCCTGTTTCAGGATAGCGATCTCCATAACCAGTCTGGCATTGTGTTGCTGTTCCTGATTAAGCCGATTGGCAAGACGCTCAATGTTTTCTTCTGCGCTATCAAGATTTTCGCTCTGTTCGCGGATCTTCGCGATCAAAGAATCAATGATGATTTCGTTGTCATCAGCAAAAACCATGTCAATGTTGTTCATTATTCAGCATCCTTCTTGTTTGCTGCGATTGCGATTGCCTTGAGATCTTTCAGAGCTTCAGGAGTCAGCAGCTTGCGGCTCGCTTCGTCCAAGCCACGCCAGAATGCGTTGAGGGCATCGAGACCCTTTTCAGCTTCTGTCTTGGCCCTAGTTGCTATCTCCCGCACCTTCTTGGGATCAGGTTTGGGCTCAGGCTGCGCTGTTTGAGCAGCGTTGCCGTCGTCATCGTCCGCCGCCAAGTTGGCGATGGCCATTAGCGCATAGCGGCGGGCATAGGAAATCCCGCTGCCGATAGGGTGGGGCTCATGCTTAACAGGCATGAACAGCACTTCAGACATGAACTCTCCAGACTTATGGATGAGAACAGTCTCAACCTCAACACCGCCAGGGACGGTGCGGGGGAACTGGGCCACAGACAGACCGTTATCAGCGAAGGGCTGGCGAACAGCCGCGCGGACTGACGCAAGGTCCGCATATTTCGACTTGTAAAAGTCGTTCCGGGTGGATTTGGACGCATCCTCAATTTGACCTTGAGCGATGGACAGGGCGGTCGCAAGCTGCGAAATTTCATCAGACATTTTCATTGGTTCGTTCCTTATTCCCACATGCCTTCACGAGCACAATCGTCGAAGATATCATCCATGAGTTTCTTGTCGCCATGGAGCAGTTTGCACAGATCCACATCATTAGGCGAGTTATCTGTGCGAGACCTGTCATAATAATGGTGGACGACCCGCCCACCATCAGCGCTGACAATGGCAAGATCGAATGCGTAGATATATGGCGCATCGTCTACCAAGTCGATTTCGACCTCAATGATGCCAGAGGCTATCAGGTGATCGGGTAGTTCGTATTCTTCCAGATGATATTGTATCGGTGCCAAGTTCATGTCCGTCTCCCGTTGTGGGGTAACCCTTTCTCACATGCCCCCTGATTCGTGTCAATAAATAATTTGACCTATTTTGAAAAAGGTGCATAATGCTTGACATGAAACGCACCCGCACCCCCATCCTCACCGAAGTCCTCATCCACTATGGCTCGATCACAGCCCTAGCCAGGGAGCTTGGACTCACCAAAGCTGCTGTCTCTATATGGAACCAGGTTCCTATGAGGCATCTGTCCAAAATCTCCAAGGACACAGGCATTCCTCGCCAGAAATTGAGGCCTGAACTCTATGAAGATCACCAAGCGGCATAGGCCGAAGCCTGACCCCCTTATTGTAGAGATACTGTGGGGAATGGCGATGGACACGCATGCGATCTCGTCCATAACTGGGTGCCGGGAATCAGACGTTTACGAATGTCTGGCTAGGGTACTGGAGCTTAAGAATGATCAAAATCGTCCTGACGCTACCGCCCAGTGTGAACAGGCTCTGGAGGGCGACATCGGGAGGGAAAGTATACAAGTCTTCTAAGTACGTCACCTGGCGTAAGGCCGCTGTTAGGGACGCGATGATCCAAGCTGGGAAGAGGAAGATCGAAGGGCCATACAAACTGACGATGGAAGTGGTCAGGCCAGACAAGCGCAAACGAGACCTAGACAATCTCTTCAAGGCGGCATCTGATTGCCTAGTTGAAGCTGGCATAATAGACGACAGCAAATGTGAACACATCGAAGCGATGTGGGTAAAAAACGAATACCCCTGCACAATCACGCTAGAGGAGATCAAAAATGAGGATGGCGCATTATTGGGAAGCCCAAGAGAAGCGCTGGTACGAGCAGTACCTTGAAAGCGAAAAGATGGTGAGTGAGCTGGAGACCGCTCTCATCAATGTCGAAGCTGTCGCGCTCAAACATATCGCAAACGAAGAAGCCCGCAAGGCTATCAAGGCCCTTGTCGATGCTGTCTGGCGTGGCGCTAGGCCATAAGGAGAGGCCTACCATCTTGCAAATATTATGTGGCAAAAAAAACTGGAGAATAGCATGTCAGATGAAGTCAAAAAGCTTCGAGAGAGAGTCCAAGAGCTTGAAGAAGAGATCCTTCAAATTCGAAAAAGCCTAGCCAAAACAAACGGGTCACTTGCAGGCATTTTGAGCCGCCAACAGGTTGCCCTTGCGAGCGGCATCGTTAGCCGGAAAGTTTCCACCTACGCCTATATCGACCAGGTCTTGGCGAGCAGCGGCAACTTCAACAGAAAGGAGGGCGAAGATCTCGAGAAAGTTCGGTCAAAAGTTTCGATATACAATTTGCGGAAGAAGTTGAAGCCGCATGGGATTGAAATCGCCACATGGCGCGGCATTGGGTACTATATGAGCGACGAGAACAAAGAGAAGCTTCTGAAACTAATGGAGAAGAATGATGACTGACTGGCAACCAATCGACACCGCGCCAAAGGATGGGACCGCCATCCTCATATGGCCTGCGAAAAGCTCATTTTATGGAGATGACACTATCTCATACGTTGTAAGATGGCATGATGACTGGAAAGAAGCTTGGATAGAAGCTTCTGGCGAAGAGTACGAAACCTTTTACCCCACCCACTGGATGCCATTGCCCGCGCCCCCCAAAAATGGAGAATGAATGATGCAATTAATTTGCGGTATCATAGCAAGCCTACTTGTTGGGTTTCATTACAGTGCTGACATTGGCTGGGCGCTGTTTTTATCGTTAGCCGCAATATCTTCTAGCAATAGTGGAGGATAAAATGACTGACATCATTCTCCCGCGCCGCAAGTTTCTCACCGGCTTGCTGGGTTTTGTAGCCGCGCCAGCAGTGGTGAAGGCAAGCAGTCTGATGCCGGTGAAGTTGGTCGATTTTGGTGATGGTATCGCGCTTAAAAGCATGGCGCATCCTGTTCGCACAGGAAGCGCCATACGCCTTAGCGAACTTCGTGAGATTTTGAGACCCGGCTTACAAAAGTTGTTCGACAACATGTACGAAGATCGCTCAGAGCAGTGGGATAACGTATTCAGGAGCGTGTCATGATCGACATCAGCAAACAGTACAGCACCCGTGATGGCCGCGAAGTTCGCATCTATGCGACGGATGGGGCTCCATCTGGCGTTATCCATGGTGCGATCAAATCGGAATATTCAGATGGTTGGTTTCCTTATGTTTGGGGAGAAAGCGGCAAGCACTACAAAGATCATGTTCTTGATCTTATCGAAGTCCGTCCGCGCCATAGGAGGATAGTGTGGGTGACAGTGTACCCAAACGACCGTTATTGTATATCTAGTGAAAACAT